TTGATTGACGTACAACGCGCCTTGGCATCTTCAGGGTGAGCGTACCAAATCCTTGGAATGCTTGGGTGGCTGGCAGCATAACCAGGACCGTAAGCGTAGTCATTGGTCCGGACAAGGAAAACTCTTGTATAGCTTCTTTGATAGGCTTGATCAACACTAGCCGAACGGCCTTCAGCAACTTCAACAAAATGAGTGTACGCCACGCTTGGACCCCCTTACTTTGGCAGAATAGCAACCGGACGGTTCTTGGCCAAAGCCGCCGCCTCTTTTGCCGCATCGGCCAACCGCTTTTGTTCCGCCGCTTGAGCCGCCGCAAATATGCCCGCTTTTTCCGCCGCAGTAACCAGCTTATCAAGCCTTTCAATTTGCAGTTGGCTTTGCCGTTCCTGATTCTTGGCCGCCGCTATTAACTGCGTCTCAAAGTCTTGGGTTGTCAGTTGCATTGAAGCCCGAATCTCTTGTTCCGCCGCCGCACTTGAACCCCGTACCATTGCACCCGGTAGGTTCTGATCGGGAGCAACCCCAAATTCCTTGATCAGTTGTTCAAGTTCCTTGCCAACCTTGCGAGTCAAGCCAGCGCCCAACTTCCGCTTCAAATCAACATCAACGCCGGCCGCTTGCCGGAAGATTGCGATAGAGTCGCTGATCTTGCGGTTAAACTCTTCTTGTGCGGTTGCGTGTTCCCGCAAAAGATCGGTTGCCTTTTGCCGAACATCTCGGTTCATCATCTCCAAGTCTTCAACCCTTTTCTTTTCAGCCTTGGCAAGCTGATCAATCTTTTTGGCCCCTTCAACGTTGATATCACCAAGCTTGTTCGCCGCTTCAGCCGCCGCCTTGTCGCCAACCATGGCCCGTTGGCGAGCGGTTGCAATCGCGTCCAAACCAATCTTTTGGACTTTGCCAAAGTTCAAATCCGGCATAACGGCCTTCACAGCGCCAACTTGTTCCTCTTTTTGCATTTGCCGCATAACTTCTTTGGTGCCCTTGGGAACCGCACCGACAAGCTCGGAAAGTTCGGTCAGAACATTATCAAACCCGTTTTGCGCCATGGCTGGAATCTTGGCCGCAACGGTTGCGATTTGCCGCATAATGTTGTAAACCGCTTCCGCCAAGTCGATTCCCATACGAACAACAACTTCCGCAATATCGAAAGTTGCATCGCGTGCCGTCTTGAAAACCTTTTCGAGATTTGCCCCCTTCTTTGGATCAAGCGCCAAGCCCAAGTTGTCGGCAATCGTTTCAACAATAATCTTGATTGCCTCGAAGGCACCACGCAAACTTGCCAGCACAACTTCCGGATTGACGGCCTTGATCAAAGTTTCGCCAACGCTTGTAAGAAGATCAGTCAAACCATTCTTAAGCTTTGAAATTTGGCTTCCAAAGGTTGCCCCCATTCCTTGCGCAGCATCTTGGGCTTCTTTTGAGTTGCTGGCCCGGAACACCGCCGCCATTCCAGTTGCCGCCAAAACTGATCCATCACGAACCTTTTGGATCGCGTCTTCAACCGAATGAGCGTTGCCGGTAACGGCTTCCAACTCTTGGGCCAGGGCTTCAAACACCTTCAACCCTTGGCTTTGCAAAGATTGCAATGGACCTTCCGTCAACATCGCCGACGAACGGATTTGCCCGATTGCCCCGGCAACGGCTTCAGCGCCCACGGCCCCGCCGCCAAGAATCTCAACAGCGTTGCTTGTTCGCGCCAATATGTTGCCGGCCGCTTGAGCCGACATTCCAAGACCCATAAGATTGGTTGCAGCTTTGGTAAGGTTCTCCAATGGAATGCCAGTATCGGCCGATTGCTTCCGCAGTAACGCAAAAGCCGCCGCCCCCTTGTTAACATCGCCCGCCAGATAGCCAAATTTGATACGAGTTGCTTGGGCTTGGCCCCCAAGCTTCAGCAATTCCATTGAAGCTTGGATTGGCCCCAGAACAAACGTATTGAAAGCCGCCTTGGCCAAAGTCATGGCCGAAAGCAGTTCGGTAAACATCCCGCCGCCGCCGCCAGCAGACTTAGCTTGAGCCGCTTCCTTCTTCTTTTCTTTTTCGATATCGGCCCGTATTTCATCGGCCGTCATGTTGGCCCGCCGCTTTTTGGCCGCTTCATCTTTCAGCGCCTTTTCACGGTCCAAAGCGTTCATGTTCTTCAACGATTCCTTGAACGCTTCCGCTTCCTTGCCCTTCTTTTCCTTGGCAAGATCGGCCTTAATTTCATCGGCCGTCATTCCCATTCGACGTTTTTGCGCTTCCCGATAGGCAAGAGCTTGTTGCTTTTGAAGTTCGTTCATGTTGGCCAGTTTCTTTTGAAAAATGGCCTCTTCTTTGGCTTGATCCGCTGAAACCGCCGGTTGCATTGCCTTGTTGGTTGCGTTCGCAACTTCACCAACTTTGGCAAGGTTCTTCTCCAGTGAAGCCGCGCCCTTTTGCGCTTCTTCACCGTTCCAACCAAGCTGAACACTCATCTTGGCAATGCTGGCCATCATTCCCCCTTGATTGGTTGCATTCCAAGACTCAATAGAAAAGCTTTGGCGCTTATAAGTTCATCATCGGTTGCCACTGGTTTGGAGTCAACCAAACCCTTGGGCACCCGATCAACAAAATGATCGACCGGTAAAAAGTCGGTAACTTGTACTTTGGAATTCCAAGCCGCAAGAGCCGCCCAAGCTTGGAGAGCGCCCCGAGTATCTGATCGGTATTCACCCCATGGATCAAGGCTTGCCAAACAAACCCATTCAGAAAGTTCGGAACTGGAACAACGTTGTTCCAGTTCCGCAACCGTCATTCCAAGATGACCGGCCAACCGAAACATCAATCGTCTGATTGGCCGCGCCCTTACTTTTTTTCGACTTCTTCCGCCTTCAATCCGCACAACACCGCCGCTTGTTCCCAAAGCCGGTCGATTGTTTGGGCCGGCAACGCCGACACTATGCCAACATCACCATCGCCAAACAACCGCACACCTTCAGAATCGCACAGGCTAAGAACCAAAAGCCTTGCCCGGAAGTTCGCGTACTTCGCTGAACCTTGTTGGTCGATTTGGAAACCATCGTACTGATCACGCTGGCCAGCGGTAATATCCCGCAAATAAACATCGCCGCCCCATTCAGGGACGGCAACGTTAATTACCTTTGGCTTGGCTTGCGCAATCAGTTGTTCACGGTTCAAACTCATGGCAAACCTCTAAACTTAATACTTGTCCGAACGCTGCCAAGTAACCGTATAAGTTAACGCATCATCGGAAGCGCCAATTTCCGGTTCCCCAACTTCCGTTATATAACCATCATATTGAAACATATCGTCAATCGTTGAACCCGGCAAATTCACATTGATTCGGCAATGTGTGCCGCTTGTCATCTTGGTCTTCAAATCAGTAATCTGATTGGTAGCAGTTGCGGTATCCGTCAAAAAAAAAGTCAGTTGGAGCGTTCCCCGATCATTCCTTGAAGGAATGCGCTGAAGCGTTGTATCGGCAAGCGCCGTAACATCGGCCATTGAACGAGTAACCGTTGACCCGCCAACGCTTTTTAGATTGGTGAGATCAGTTGAAGAACCAGGGCTTCCAGCCGTCAAAACTTTGATCGTTGCCGTACTGCCCGCTGGAACAACTAGCGCCATTGCAAAACCCCCTTGTTAAACCGGTTCATAAACTCCAACAACATCCAGGCTTGTTGTTCTGATTGGTTCATCGGAACCATCGCCCGTAAACTCGGCTTGATCGCCTTCTTCTTCAATGCGCAGTTGATGAACCAGAACCCCGGACAACGTTGTTCTTGACGGACTGGCCAAGATTTGGGTTGCGACCCAATCGGCCAGAGTTTGTGCTTCCGCCCGAGTTGCCGCAACACAAGCAAAGCTGATTCTTTCACTGATCAGAACCGGAACATTGCCACAAGTATTGGTCCGACTCTTGGACACGCCAGAGTAGTAAACATACGGCATCGGGTTACCAATCGCCACGACTTCCGGACTGATTCCCCCGGGAATCGCCGCCGCATAACCAGGACGGCCAACAAGATAGGCGCGAACGATCTTGGCAAGTAAACTCATGACACCCCCGAAATTGGAGTTGCCTTGCCAGTTCGGACAAGCTTGGCCAGTTCCAAATCCAAAGATTCCTTGGTGTTGGCTTCAGCGTATTGCTTGCAACCGTCCAAAGCCGGCCGCAAAAACGGCCTTGCCGGAACCGGACGCCGTTGGTTGCTGGCCCAAATCTTGGCAACAAAACCTTTTTCAACAAGGTGAGAATATCGGCTTGGACTGATCTTGACCGTAGTATTCTTTTCCGCCTTGTGTTGAGCGGTTGGTTTCCAATAAGCAATCCAACCGGAAAAATCCATTCCTTGCCTTGCGCCAACAATAGCATTCCAAACCGGCTTGCCAAGATAACGCTTTGGCTTGACTACCTTCATCCCAATGGACTTCTTCAATGAACCGCTCGCGCCGTACATCACAAACGACTTGTTACCAACCCGAATGCTCTTCTTCCTTGACGGGGCTTTGGCTTTGGCAACCTTGGCAAGAGCGCGACCCGTCTTGGTTGCCGCACGCTTAAAAGCAGCGTTCAAACTATCGGGAAACTGGCCCAACGCTTGCTTGAGCGTATCGTAGCCAGTAATCCGAAGATCAATTCCAAAGCCGCCCTTACCCATTTGGCAAAACCTCGAGAGCAGACACGCGAACAAACCTTTTGAGCCCGTCCATTGGAACCACGGACTGAACGTTCAATACCTTGGAACCCCAAAGGATTCTATCGGCAATCGAAACAGAGTAACCGCCAGTTCGCAAAACGATTGCGTATGTGATCATTCCAGTTGCTTGGCTTCCTTGCTGAACTTCAACGCCTGATTGCGCCACAACTGAAGCCCAACAGGTAAAGTAAGTTCCCCAAGTTCGTATAGCTTGGCCAAAGGAATCGACAGAATCCACCGCTGATTGCAGTTCAACCCTATAGCGCATATCACCAATGTTGACGTTGGCCATTAGTTATAGCCGCCGTCCGAGTACAAGCGGATTATGTTCTCAATGCTCAAAGGTACTTCACCGCCAAAGTTCCCCACGGCTTCCCGATGTTCGTACCAATGCGCCGCCAGTATCTTGACGGCTTGCCGTAGCATTGGAGGGACTGAACCGGCCGCTTCCCCATAGCCGGCAATAAAATCGACTTCAACCGCACCCCGTTGGTATGCCATGGTAATTGGCCAAAGTTCAGTTGGCGGTA